GGAACCGGCCCTGCTGCCGTCTCGTCTAGCAGCTGTTGAGACTGGAGGGAAGTGGAGGATTGTTTCCTCCGCCGACTGCCGTATGTCTCTTCTTAAACCTCTTAATACAGCTATCTACAACCGTCTGTCCCGCTTCGATTGGTTGCTTCGAGGCGAAGCCAAGGTAAAGTCGTTTCGCGATTTTACCCGTGTGCCAGGTCAGGTATTTGTCAGCGGCGATTATGAATCGGCTACTGATAATCTCTCTATGGAGGTTCAGAAAGCGATTTTGTCATCGTTACTTGATAATGCCTCTTGGGTGCCCCAGGGCATTCGAGACCTGGCTTCTGCAAGTCAGGAGGGCGTCCTTTCTTTTGAGGGGAAGGAATACTTGCAGAAGCGTGGACAGTTAATGGGCAATCTTTTGTCGTTTCCACTTCTCTGTATCGTCAATTATTTAGCTTTCCGTTTCTACACGAAGTCTCGCCGGGGCGAGATTCCCGTGAAGATTAACGGTGACGATATTGTCTTCCGGGCTAGCAGGGAGATAGCAGATAAGTGGATGAACGGAGTGAAAGGATCTGGTCTTGTGCTCAGTAGGGGGAAGACCATGGTTCACAGCACTTATTTTTCATTAAACTCCAAGTTGTTCGCAGCTCGGGGTTCTTCTGTTAAACTCGTGCCGTCTATCCGTTCAACTGCGTTTGGTTTCAAGGATGTCGAAGATGGTGTTTATTCTCTGCGGGGTAGGTGGCAGAGGGTGCTTCAGGACTATCCTTGTTCCAAGAGGAAGAGAGTGGTACTTGGTACCCACTTTCTTCGTCTTAACACGAAGTACGTCGTTGCTTCGCGGCGCAGCGTTACGAGAGGTCTTGATATGGTTATGCCTTATCAATCCCTCATGGCGTGTAATCTTTGGAGGCGAGAGTGTTTTTATCTCTCTTTTCCGAAGGAGGACCCGCTACCGATATCTCCTAAGGCCTCTTCGAATCTTCGGATTCCTGAGGGCTGGGAGTGTCGTCGTATCGAAGAACCGACAGAAGAGATGTTATCCGTTCAGAGGGAGATCGGTCCGTTGTTCCTCGCCTTGGCTTGGGAGAACGGCGAAGTCTCGGACGAGGCATTGGCTAGGGCTCGCTATGAAGAGGCTGTGCGTTTGGCACCTTCTTTTAGAGCTGCAAATATAAAGTCAAGGCGTAAGCAGGCTAGGCTTTTACGTCTTTCTTTAGCCAATACTCGTAGATTTCTTAAACCCTCCATCCTTAGGGATGGGAGGGTTTTGAGAGATCCTGCGGAGATCGTTAAGATCTATCGTCCGGGAGGCAAGCGTCTGTGGTTGCCTATCGGGTTTTTAAACCGAGACCAATTCTCGTTGAAGGGGCTAGGAGCGGTTCAAGAGGAGAAACATCTTGAACCTACGCCGGGATTATATCTCGGTAGGGGTACGGTGTGGGATTGTTCATCCGAAGACGAGCAGCCCCGGCTTGTTCAAGCTCTTCCTGGTGCCAAGGTAAAACTTTTTAAGGGATACATTGGCATCGGCGCACCTACCTGTTTCTAGTCCCGGGTGGGGCATCCGTACGTATGTCCACCGTCGTGGCACTTCTCAGTGAGGAGAATTACCTCACACCTTGATCTCATCGAGATTTGAGTAGTTTGACATGTGG